GGGTGATTGGGACGATGATGAGTTTGGTCCCACACCCGATTCCGAACTGATTGAACCAAAGATTGTTTATGTGGAGGATGAAGATGGCTGAACAACGAGGCGGTATGCGTCGTCCACAAAACCCTGCCCCTGTGTCCGGTCCAGGCCGTTTGTCACAGCGCACCGACGGTGGACCGCAGCAAGTTCAGGCAGAAATGTCGGGCATGCCCTACGGTGAGAACCAAGAGTTTGAGGCTATTCAGGCATCGGCCCCAATGAAGGCTACACCGGCTGCTCGTGCGCCTAAGGGTGCAGCACCAAAGCCGCCTGCGTCGTTGTTTTCACCAACACAGCGACCCGACGAGCCAGTAACTTCAGGTGCAAGTTTTGGTCCCGGCGACACACCGCGACAAGCAGGTTTTCAAGATGACTACGACAGCGACATGGAAAAGTTGTTGCAGTATCTACCCGACCTTGAAGCAGCACTTGACTTTGAGAATACTCCAAAAACTTTCCGCTACTTAGTTAATTACTTGCGAAACGCATGAGGGGCAAAAAGCCGCAGTGGAGGCCGTTGACGTTTCTTGACAACTTCAATGCCGCCGCCACGAAGATGGGTTACACCAATCTCCCAATGGCGTGGGGTTTGGCAAACGTTCGCTGGAAAACGGTAGAGGATCGTGAGGCATTTTTGGATGCTTTGGTAAACGTTAAGATGGGAAGTGAATGAGCGTACAGCCGGAGTATTTCGGTGGCACTCCCACATCCCAAACGGGCTACCGAAAACCCTCTAAATCAATTCTTCAAAGCATTATTGATGACGCGAAATCTTCGCCCGTCTTTGGTGCTATTTCATCTGCTGTCGATTATGCGTCAGATATCGACCTTCTTGGGGGGGCGATAAGCGCAGTAACTGAAGCGACAGCATTTCAGCCTGGTATCAGGGGTTTAGACGCATCCATGCGTGCAACTGCTAGTGGTGCAGACGCAGAGACAGCGACGCGGGTTGGGCAGCAAGCCAAAGAACTTGCTATGCAAGAACAACTTGAAGCCAACAAGGGTATTGGTATTGGCCCGGTTGGTGTGCTTCTTGGGGCTGCGGAGAAGGGCTGGTCGCACGGAGTAACCCGCCCATTAAGCACGACTGCGTTGGTAACGGACCCAGATTCACCGTTGTATCAAGGTGATGTTTTTACTAATGAACTTGGCGAAGAGGTTGAACTTAAGCCAGGTTTTCAGTGGGATGACATTCGCAACGCTTGGAACAGAAGCGAGCAAGTTTCCTTTGGTCAGGCTGCTGCTGCCAATAATCTTGCTTACGCAGGAACTGGTCTTGATTTTATTTATGATATTGGTGGTTTAAGTAATTACGATCCTTGGTCAGAATATGACATGGCTAAGGCTCAAGAAAACCCTTACTACCGTTTCATTACAGGGTCCACCGATTTTGGACTAGAAGTAGTAGTTCCTCCCATTGCGCGGGTAGGCAGACTTGCCGCGTTTGAAAAGATGGGTTTACGCAGTGCAGTGCTTTCGGCAGACGATATTGCCAAGAGGCGACTTGACTACGAGTTCCACAGGGAGTGGCGAGAAACTGGCGGTCAGCAGGGGCATAGGACGACGTTTGGTGATTACGTTGACGAGATTGCCGAGGACACCAACCCCGTTCGTTTAAGGCAAAACCCCATTGTGGCTAATAGTCACGGTGTAGATAAGTTTACTTTAGCAAGTATTCTGTCTAAAACTAACGACAGAGACACAATAGCAAATATTATTCTTGCTAATGTTGGTGACGTTCGGGCTATCCGCGATTTGGCTGATGCAGCACCAGACACCGTGTGGGCTTTGTCTGACATGAACAACATTCTTAGAAGCGCCGACATTAACGGAGAGGTTTTTTCACCGAAGGGCGAAGCCCTGATAAAGACTAATCAAATTTTTGATTCAGCCTTGGCGCGTGACGAATACTTTAAAGAACTTAGGGATCTTTTTACTACCGCAGATGCCGATGATTTTTTGATTCGTGGTCCAGGTAGTGCGTGGCTTCCCAGCCAACGCTTTACTGTGGAGAAAATCCGCAGGGGTAAGGGTAAAGTTGCTTATGCCACTCGCTCTGCTGATTACTCTGATGCACCTCGCTGGACGCAGCAAGTTGCACAGTCTACTCCTGGTGGGCCTGTTACGACTTTTATTCAGTGGGTTGGGTCGCGTCAACCACTAGGCCATGTAACAAAATCTGGCGCAAGGCCAGACGATATGTGGGACGAACTTACCGCTCAGTTGGATTCTGTGCCATTGTTTCGTGGAGACAGGCAAATTGTTGTAGGTACAGAAATAGTTGATGGCATAGCGCAAGATATAACCATTCCAGCCTCCACTTATCGTACTCAAATAATGGAACAACTTCAAGAAGCGAAGCGTGCCGGAAATCTTCAACAGGCGTGGCAGCAAATGGAAGATGTTCTTATTGAGAATATGGCTCGCACGCTTGGCGTTGACCGTGAAATTGCTTCTGTTTTTGCACGCGGATACCGCACAAGAATGCAACGGGCCGTTGATGATCTTAATGAGAACGGTGGCTACCTTTACGACGAAGCCGGTGGTCGCATACTGACCGACCCAATTAGCCGTCGGCAACTCTTAAACTCTTTTCCGACCCTTCCTCTTGAAGAAATTTATCGCGGCTTAAGGGATGAAGTTAGGCCGATTGTTGGGGCGATTGATAGCGCAGCAACTATGGCAACAACAGTCTTTGATGCTGGCATGAAGTTTTTCCGCACAAACGTTTTGTTCCGTCCTGGGTACACCGGCAAGAACGCTGCACTAGAACCACTCCTTGCGTCTTGGTTGGCTCATGGGACTATTCTAACGGATGAGGGCCTGGGCGCTACTCTTGGTAATTTTATTGCCAATAGAAGGAACATGGGGCAACGCGCCGTTTACATGCTGAACCTTGATAAAGTTTTTAAGAACGCAGTTCAAGCAGTTACTAATAAAGGCGAGAAGGTCGCAAGCGTAAAGCAGTTGCGTAATGAGTTGCGGGAACTCGCTCGTCAGCGTAACGACGTTCAGGCTGTAATTGATGGCCTGTTAATTGAGTTGGATAATTTGCGAGCCGGTAAGTTGTCTGCTGTCCGTGCCCAACAGTACGAACCTGAATTAAAAGGCCGTCTTGTTGATGCACAACTTCGACTAAACGCTATTGAGGATGCCCTTGACGGCAAAGCCCCCGAGTGGCGGCAGGTTGTTGAACCGGCGCGTTTGTCTACCGTCAGGCAAAAATTAACTGAGTATCGTGAGGCCATTGCTGCGGGACAGGTTGATGACGAAACAATCAAACTTGTCGATGATTTGCAAAAAGAGTATGACGATCTTATCTCCCGAAAGGATACTGATTACACAGATCCAGCGCGAGAGATTGAGATTCAGCAGAGGGCAATGGAAATCATTGACCAAAGAATATCTGCTGCTCAAGTTGCTTTAGGTCGCAGGCGAGAAAAGATCGCTGAAGTTAGCGGTATGCGTGGATACCGTGGATCAGGTCAAGGGTACACTGATATTATTGTAGGCGGGGAAACCATTAGGATTCCTTCTGCTTTTTCTGATAGGCGATTTGATTACGGTGCTGGTTACAGGGCAGAAGCATCTGTTGCTACCACTAACCGTTTAACTTATGATCCGTCGTATCGCGCTGAGTATGAAACTAGCCGTTGGCAACGAACTGGTCAACAGTCAATTATTGACCCCAACGATCCAGCATACTGGGACGAAATTGCAAATGTTGCTAATCGTTACTTTAGGGGTGACCCTCTTATCCAGTTGATCCTTGAGGGTAAAACAAGAGCAGAGTTAGTCGAATGGCTGCAATCAAAAGAAGGCAAGAAATATCAAAGGGGCCTTAAGAAAAAGTATCTTGTAACGAAAGAACAATACGATGATATTGCTCCTTCTTCCACGACAAGGATGCCTGGTAGTCGGATTGATGAAACTTCTCAAGGTATTTCTGATATTGCCGGTCCAGAAGGTCCAGCGCGGAAACTTCCTTCTGAGCGCAAGCAAGTAGAAAGCCCGACAAGCAGCGTCCTTAACAGTGAAAAGGCAAAGCCACCAAAGAAGCGTAAGGTCTTACTTTCCTCTACGACTGAACTTGACGAAGTTATTCGGATCGTTAATCAGTACTTTCCCGATGAAAAGGTTCGGCAACAGATTGCTCGTCAAGAAGTTACTCCTGGTGAGTTACAGGCGGCTCTTGGTGGTCGTTCTGATTTGAGTCGCATATCGGGGGATGATCTTTTATTTATTCCTAAGTCACGAATCGCTATGGCTTATGAAATGTTAAACCGAGGTCTTGACCGGATTTGGCAGTTTATCGCTACCACGCCCGAGGACCGGATCGCTCGTTGGCCTTTCTATCAGCGTGAGTTTAAAAAGCAAATGCAGCAAAAAGCAGATGTTCTTGACGCACAAGGTGTTAAACTTTCTGAACCTCAATTTGAGGCCATGCGTCAGTCTGCTCACCGCGCAGCGTTGATTGAGTTGGAAAAAACTTTCTACAACATTCGACGGTACAACAACCCTGTCTACATGAGTAGATTTTTAATGTCATTTCCTGGCGCGTTCTATAATAGCATTTACCGTTACGGTAGATTTGCCATGAAGGAACCGGAGCGCGTGTTCCAGACTGCTTTGTTTGCCAATGATATTTTGTTGAACTTAGCGGTAGACGCTGACGGTAACCCTGTAGATGATCCGTCAAAAGCAGAGTACATTATTATTCCTGGCACAAAAAAGAATGCTACTGACACTGGTGTACGGATACCTGTAGCGTCTCTTGCAACCGTAACTGTTAACGCTCCTGCGTTATCTTATGCAGCGTCTGCTTTGGTTTCGGAAATAACAAAAAGAAATCCAAAGACGGAAGAGATACTTCAGGAAACTTTAGGTCCAGTATACGAAGAAGTTTTTCCATACGGGATCAACAAAAACATTGCTTCTGGCTTTTTTGGTTCTTACCAGAAAGACCTCTATCGGGCAGCAAAAGGTCTTAGCGATGCAGATTTTATTCGCGCTTCTGTGCAGATTTACGCTAACGATGTTGCTCTTTGGGAAAAGAACGGTGGAGTTGGTGAAGAACCTAACTATGATGAGGCTGTAGAAAAGACCAGGGACTTCTATCTTAGTCGTGGCGGCAATAAGTTTATGAACGCCTTTTCGGTTAATCAAAGAGTACCAGGGCAGATGATGCGGGATGCTTGGTACAAGATTAGAAGTCAATATCCTGGTGACCAGGAAAAGGCTCGTGATGTTTTTCTAGAGCAGTACGGTGATTGGGCACGTTGGTACACCTATTCTGGCACTAACTATCAGGCATTTGTTCCTCCGACCCAGGACGCTTACGATAGGATTTGGGTTAAGTATCCTGACATTGCTAGGGAAATGGCTAAGGATGAGAACTCTATAGAGTTTATTAATCTTCTTGCTCTGGGTACTGACGGAGAATACAGCGCGGCGGTTGCAAATTATCTTCGTGATAATCCTCTTCCTGGTAAAACTGATCCGGTTGCAACAATAAAAGATGCTGGGCAGTTTGAAGTTCAGATTAAAAAGAACGATGGCTGGTCTTGGTACAACAAACAAAAGATCAAGTTTGATTCTGAGATTAAGCGTTTGCGAACCCTTCGTGATGACGCAAGCACAGAGGCTGCTAAAGATCGTTTCCGTAACCAGATTGACCAGTTAGAGAGCCAATGGAAAAGTTGGGTTGGCGAATATAAAGAAGTCAATCAAGCCTGGGGTAACGCTTTTGATGGTGACCGCAGTGGCAACGTTGCTAACAATGCTGCCCGTCAACTACGGAACATTATGAAGCACCCGAAGTTTTCCAAGGATGAGGGCAAAACTCAACTTTGGCAAGATATCTCCTACTTTTTAGATAATAGGGATATTGCGCTTAAGTCTTTAGAGGGAGTTTCTAGTGACGAAAAGAAGCGCATTAAAGCCCAATTTGCTGAGTGGGTCGAAGTGAACGTGCTGGAAGATTCTCCTGAATTTAACGAGGCTTGGCAAAGGTATTTTGCTAAAGAGTGGGGTGTTGAAGAAAATGGCTAATGGGGATAAACCAGCGTTTACGCCTGAGTACACTTCAGAATCAGATTCCCTTAGGGGTGTGGTTCAGCCGCCCAAAGTTCGGGGTGATGCGCCTAAGATTGAGACTGGCCCAGCAACAGGTGCTTGGTATCTTCGACCTCAATCACGAGCAACCGAAGCAAAAGAAAATGTGCCATCTTCGTACTATCGGTTTTATGATAAAAGCGAACTAGAGGCTGCTTACAGCACTGACCTTAGTGATAATGTGCGCTTGTTGTTTGACGTTGTTGCTGATGATATTGGCGGTCGTTACGGCGGTTCTGGTCAGGCATTATTCAGTAAGTACGTTACTGAGTCTGACCGTAAATCAAAGAGTGGGATACGGCAGTCACCCGTGGATATTCTTTTTGATGTTGCAGCCAAGCGGGGCATTCTAGGCGACGATGGAGTCTTTGAGATTCCAGAAAAGTTTATGCCAGAGGCAGACAAAAAGAAAACCGCTAGGGGTCGCTATACCGGGCCGGTCACTACAACCACAATGGCTAGTGAACGTGACCTTCGCCTAACAGCAGATACTCTTGCTTCAGATATTTTGGGTAGAGCGGTTACTGATGAAGAGTTCCAGCGAGTCTTGAAGAAGGTGCGTCAAGCGGAAAAGCAAGAGCCAACTGTTAGTCAAAGTGGCACAGGTTTTTCCGCAACACAACAGGGCATTACCGCGCAGGGTAGGCAAGACGTTATCCGCGATGCACTTGCCAAGGGTCCAGAGGCTGAAGAGTTCGCCAAGGCAACTGACATGATGGGTTTCTTTTATGAGTGGCTTGAAGGGAGGCCAGGGTGACAGTTGATCCCGCAGACCTCAATCAAGACGGCAAAGTAACCAAGAAAGAAAAGAAGCGTTACGAAAATCAAAAGCGCAAAGAGTTCCAGAATATGTGGGCTATCTCTTATGCTTTGATTCAACAAGACCAGCAGTTGCTTGAGTGGTTTAATGGCAAAACAGAAGAGTATTTAGCCAACCCTGAGGGTTTTAGCAAGGAAGCATTCTTTCTTGAGTTAGACCAGCAACCTTTTAGCCAAAAGTATTCTTCTGTTGCTATTGCAGACATGGACTTTGAGGCTCGCTTTCCTGATGTTTGGGGTGAGCAGATTGCCGCAGAGGTTGAGAACCTAAGGGATCTTGCCATTCAAGCCGGTGCAGTTATGACTGACGAAGAACTGCGGGATCTTGTAGTTCGCAAACGTCGCATGGGTTTAAGTGACGCTCAAGTCAGCAACATTTTGTCTGATTTTATTAGTGCGGTTGATGGTGTTTATCAAGGTGAGGCTGGCAAGACCGCAGCAGGTTTGTCAGAGTGGGGCCGCAGGAACAATGTCGATATTTCCCAGGGCATGATAGATGGATACTTAAAGAGTATTCAATCTGGAGAGACAACAGAGTTTGATGTTTTGCAAGATTTGCGAAACACTTACCTTGTTGGTGCTTACCCTGCGTGGGCAGATCGCATCCAAGCCGGTCAGGATATATACGACATTTCTGCACCGTACCGTGGTCGGATGGAAAACCTTCTTGAGTTGGGTTCAGGGACAGTGACACTTAATGACCCGCTTTTGCAGTCCGGCCTCCAGGCCATTGGTCCTGATGGAAAACCGATAATCAAACCTATTTATGAGTTTGAGCAGGATATAAGAAATGATCCTCGCTGGCAAACAACAGATAATGCTTATGAAACTTACGCAGAAAGCATGACTGGTCTGCTCAAAACGTTTGGATTCCGTTAATGGCTACTAAGGCACAAATGGTTGCAAAGCGTTTGCGTCTCGCAGAGGAAGAGGCTCGTAAGGGGAACCTTGCTGCTGCTAGGAATTACGCTCAAGCCGCAGCCAACATTCAGGGGAGCGGTCAGGCTAGGGTTCAAGCGGTTGCGGATCAGTATGCTGTTGCTGCCGCTAATGTTGGTCAAGGCGAGGGTAGAGGACCGCAACCTCCAGCAGATCCACTGCCGGGACCAGGGTTTCTTCAACCACCGGCCCCACCGACTCCTGCAAGAAATCCGATGCAAGATCAACTTGACGCGATGCAGGCTGAACTTGACGCTCTTAGAAGCCAACGTGATGCGGAAATAGCAGCAGAGCGAGAGGCAGCAAAAGCGTTCTTAACTGGAGTTCTTCGTGAGTACAACATGGAAGGGCTTGCAGACCAAGTTGACGAGTTGGTGCGAACATGGGGCAGAAACACTGCTGTTATTGCTGAAAAACTGAAGCAAACTGAACAATACAAGACTCGCTTTAAAGGTCTACTAGGTTTACAGCAAAGAGGCATCACTGATATTCGCAATGAAGCGGAGTATCTAAACCTTGAAACGCAGTATCGACAGGTATTCCGTGAGGCTGGGCTTCGTGACTATCTAGGTACTTCTGGTACTCAAACAGAATACGATGCCATAGCCAGCCTTGTCTCTGATTTTTCTTTGTCGGTGAATGAGGTCCGTGATCGCGTTACTGATGCTCAACGAGTTGTCGCGGAAACACCACAAGAAGTACGGGACAGTTTGCAACAGTTCTACGGCATTGATCCAGCACTACTGACGCAGTACGTCCTTGACCCAGAGAACACCACGACCCAGATCCAGCGTCGTGCTAACGCAGCCATTGTTGGTGGCTACGCACAGCGTGCCGGTTTGACGTTTGGTGCTGGTGTGTCTGAGCGTATTGGTGAGTTTGTTGGTGGTGGTGAGGACATTCGTGGCACTGCCATTGAGCCAATATTGACTGAGGTGTCCGATATTCAGAAGGCTACACGCCGACTGGCAGATATCGAAAAGACAACATTGACAGAGGAAGAGACTGCATTGTCTCGCCTGGATCTTGACCAAGAGGCACGCGAGAAGGTTCGTGGCTTGCAGTCTCGTGAACGTGCACGTTTTGGTGGTAGGTCGGCTATCCGGTCGGCAGCACTGAAGCGACCTCGCTCTATATAACTGAATACGGGCATGACAGGTGAGAAAGAATTGTAATTCGCGGTGAGAATTCCTGCGTTAGTTCTTTAACCCCCGTTCAATTCGGGGCATGTCCACTCCCAGCCAGACCGACCGGCCCTGGCGGTGCAACAGCCCGGTAGTTACAGCCATCATCTTCTTCCCCGGTTGATGATGTGGGTAACGATTCACCTATATGAATAGTAAGGGAGTTACATATGTCCGAATTTGAGTGGGACGACGACGATCTAGAAGCCAACGATGGCAACGCGATGAAAGAACTTCGCAAGGCTTACAAGAAGTTGCAGGCTGAGAAGAAGGAACTTGCGGAGCAGTTGGACAGCATGCAATCGTCTATCCGTGAACGCTCTGTAAAGGACGTTATTGCATCTAAGGGATTGCCGGAAAAGGTTGCGGCACTTATTCCTAAGGATGCTACCACTTCGGAAGATGTGGAAAACTGGTTGTCTGAGTACGGAGAAATCTTTGGTATTCAGGAAACCAGCGAGGCTACAAGTGAGCCTACGGCAGCACTCTCACCTGAGATGCAGTCGCTGTCCCGTATTGCTGAAACACAGTCATCGGGACAACCGTTTACAAATGACCCAGATCAGATCGCAGGTTTGATCGCTGGTGCTGACAGTGCAGAGACTTTGAACAAGTTGCTGTTTGGTACTGCTTCTGGGCCGCAGGCTTCATAGCCTCGCAAGTAACTATACATACTATTCACTGAAGGAGGTGAATCGAAAATGGCAGATGCATACACTGATACCACTGCGATGGCAGGACTTGTCAAGGCCGCATACGACCGCTACGTTGAGTTCGCTCTCCGGTCGCAGCCCCAATTCCGTGCCCTCGCTGACAAGCGTCCGGTGCAGCAGGCTATGCCCGGTTCGTCTGTAGTGTTCTCACTCTACAACGATCTGGCGCAGGCTACCACTGCTCTGACGGAAACCACCGACCCCGACGCAGTTGCGGTTAGCAACGTTTCGACGGTTTCGGTTACCCTGAACGAGTACGGCAACACCGTGCTGAACACCCGCAAGTTGGGCGAGTTCGCGTTCTCGGACGTTGACCCTGCTGTGGCTAACATCGTTGGCTACAATATGCTGGACAGCATCGACAAGTTGGTTGTTACCGTTCTTGACGGTGGCACTAACGTGCTGTACGCCACTGGTGGCACTACCACTCCGACCAGCACCGTCACGGTTGCTGCGGAGGACGTTATCGCTGGCGCGGATCTGCGTCAGGCTGTGTCCAAGTTGCGTGCTGGCAAGGCTGTTCCGAAGGACAACGGACTCTACGCCACTTACATGCACCCGCTCGTCGCGCATGACCTGCGTGCAGAGACTGGTGCGCTGGCGTTTGAGGACATCCGTAAGTACACGGAGCCGAATGTTGGCAACGTTCTCAACGCTGTGACTGGCGTGTACGGTGGCGCTTACGTCGTGGAAACCCCGCGTGCGCTTTCCGCAGCAGACGGTGCTTCTAGCGAGGTTGTGTACCGCACCACGGTGTGTGGACAGCAGGCTCTCGCAGAGGCTACCGCTGTTGAGCCGGGTGTCGTTATCGGCCCGGTCGTTGACAAGTTGATGCGTTTCCGGCCTGTCGGCTGGTACTCCCTCCAGGGTTGGAGCGTGTACCGCCAGGAGGCTCTGTACCGCATTGAGTCGTCCTCGTCCATCTCCTAAGAGATTGACATTCGGGTGGGGGTCACATATAGCGGTGACCCCCGCCCAACCCCTCAACACAAGGAAGGAACAAAGTGGCGTACATACTGACACTGCCTACAGTGGACACTATCTACACTGACCACTTTCTATTCAGCAGGTACTCAATACCCGTTGGGCAGTCGCTACTTATTACTTCCACCACAGGAACTTTAACACAATTTCCATCCCAAAATGAGATAAGCGATGCCGACTACTACTTTGGTGGTGGTCGCAGGCATGTGCTTTCCGATGACGAATACGCGGCGGTCGTTGCTGCCGGGTATAGCGACTATGTGAGTGTCGAATGAACTGTAGAGAAGGCTGCAAGACTAAGGACCACTCTTCTTACGCGGAGTGTCTGAAAGATGCGAACCCAACGGTAAGTGCAGTCACAAACAGTCCGTTGCAGAATATGTACGAAAAGACTAAGACTGACCTGAACTCTTTTAACGAAGCACGGCAGCATGGTATTACGCCCGGTGGTACTACCAAAGAAAAGGTAGACGAAGCCAAGGCTGCATCTAAGTTGCTTGGTCGTCCCTACAACGCATCAAGTGACCCGCCAGCAAACATGATTGTCAGTAAGCAGGCGGCTAAGTTTGTAAACAAAACTACGGTGGAGGTCTAAGTGGCAACGTTCAGTGAAATCACTGACTCCACAATACTTTACTTGCATGGTTTTACTACCGTGCAGGATCAGTCCACATACCTTACGCAGTCGGCTACCGACACGGACCTGACTCTTAAGATCGCTGACACCTCGGCTATGTCTCGTGGTGTGGTTGAAATCGGTGATGAACTTCTGATGATCGACTCAGTGGACGATGTTTCACTGAACATGATCGTTCCTCCTTACGGTCGTGGCTTCCGTGGCACTACTGCCGCCACCCATGCTTCTGGTGAGCGGGTTATTTCATCTCCGATGTTTCCTCGTTTCCTGGTAAAGCAGGCCATTAACGATTCTATTCGGTCAGTGTTCCCTGAGTTGTTTGCTGTCGCTGAGACGACGGTCACTTACACGGGCGCTGTCAACAGTTACGCTCTACCTGCGGGAACGCTGGATATCTTGTCTGTAATGTGGCAAACCACGGGCGCTTCCAAGGAGTGGCTACCTATTCGTCGGTGGTCGCTAGACCGTGACGCAAGCACTGGCTCGTTCGCTACTGGCGTTTCATTGAGCATCTATGACGGCATTGTTCCTGGTCGCACAATCAAGATTGTGTACAGCAAAGAGCCTACGGTCCTCGCTAACGATACGGATTCGTTTACTACGGTGACTGGACTGCCGGGGTCTTGCGAGGACTTAGTGCGACTGGGGGCTGCATACCGGATGGTTCCGTTCTTTGATGCTGCCCACCTGTCTGGCATGTCAAGTGAGGCTGACTTCTCTGCTGGTGCACGACCTGTTGGTGGGTCTAGCCAACTTGGTAGGTACATGCTGCAACTGTATCAACTCAGACTGGATGAAGAAAGAAAAGGATTGCAGCGAATCTACCCAACCCGTAGCCACTACACCCGATAGGAAGAAGTATGGCTGTTTCTCGGTATTACTCGTCAGTTGCTCGGCGCACGACTCTGACTTCTGACATTAACGCATCGGCAACATCTGTTGTGGTAGCGGCTGCAACTGGTTTCCCGTCGCTAACCCCCTACACACTCATCATTGACCAGGACACGGTTAATGAAGAGATCGTGGAAGTGACGAGCCGTAGCGGTACGACACTGACTGTTACTCGTGGCGTGGATGGAACGACTGGCGTATCACACACCGCTGGCGCTCAGGTTGAGCATGGTGTTTCGGGCCGTGACTTTAGCGAGTCTCGTCAGCATGAGGATGCGTCGGAGAACGTGCATGGCACGGGTTCTGGTTCTGCCGTGGTGGGTACGACAGATACGCAGACGCTGACGAATAAGACTCTGACTTCTGCCACGCTGGGTGGCGACTTGGATGCTGGGTCGAACAAGATCACGGATCTTGCTGACCCGACGTTGGCGCAGGATGCGGTGACGAAGAACTGGGCTGAGACGGGCATGTCTAGCCAGTTGACTCAGGCGACCACGCAGGCCACTAACGCTGCTACGAGCGCGACCGCTGCGGCTACGAGTGAGACGAATGCAGCCACGAGCGAGACTAACGCTGCAACGTCGGCAACTAACGCCGCTACGTCGGAAACTAATGCTGCGACTTCCGCGACGAACGCGGCTACGAGTGAGAGTAACGCTTCAACGTCTGAGACGAACGCTGCCGCTAGTGCTACGGCTGCGGCTACGTCAGCAACGAACGCGGCAACGTCTGAGACTAATGCCGCTACGTCTGCTACGAACGCTGCGACTAGCGAGACGAACGCTGCTGCCAGTTCGGTGAGTGCTGCGAACTCTGCTGCGGCTGCCGCTTCATCGTTGGACTCTTTTGATGATAGGTACTTAGGGGCGAAAGCCTCGGCCCCGACTGTGGACAATGACGGTGACCCGCTGGTTCAAGGTGCGTTGTTCTACCTAAATACGGGTACGTCGGAGCAGATCGGCATGTACGTCTATGACGGTGCTGGCTGGATCAAGGCGAGTGCCGCTGCAACAGCGTCGATTATCACTTACGAGTACACGGCTACGGCCTCGCAGACAGCGTTCACGGGTAATGACCGGAATGGTGTATCGCTGTCGTTTACGGGCGCACTTCTTCAGGTGTTCCTGAACGGTGTGCTGTTGTCGCCGGGTGATGACTATACGACTTCCACGAACACGGTGACTCTGGCTAGCGGTGCAACCGCTGGTGATGAGGTGTTGGTGGTCGCGTTCGCTTCATTCTCGGTGGCGAACACTTACACGCAGGCACAGGCTGATGCGTTGTTTGCTACTCAAGCGGAACTTGCAAGTGCGGGTTTCAGTCCAATTTTATTGATGGGAGCCTAAGTGGGCACGACATACAAAGTGCTAGGGCAGGCAGCGTCAAGCGCGTCATCGCTCTCAGTCACGAACAAAGAACTGACGAGCAACGTCGCTACGTTGACGTTGAGTGCTTCGCACTCTATTGGCGTGGGCCAGCAGGTTAGCGTTGCGATGGATACCGCTGACGCAGCATTTGATGGTGTTTTCACCGTTACCGCTGTCACCAGCACGACTCTTTCCTACGCTTCTGTTGCGTCCGATGTTGCAAGCACAGCAGCGACAGGCACGCTAACAGCGTTTGAGCACTCCACGCTCTACACCTGTCCGTCTGCTACGGCAGCCGTCGTGTCCACGCTCACGATCTGTAACCGCAGCAACACGGCTGCGTACTACACGGTCGCTATCTCGGATTCCAACTCTGGCGAACCAGCGACGAGCAAGTACATCGTTCGTAACGATGTGCTTACGGGTTTTGAGACGGTCGGCCTCACTCTTGGTCTGACCTTGGATGCAACTAACAAGTATGTGCGCGTGAGCGCGAGTAACGCGAACCTCACGTTCGCATTGTTCGGATCGGAGATTTCCTAAATGGCTATTGATCGCCTAAAGAACCCGTTTGGTTCTACTCAAGTTACGTCTGGGCTGGCCCCTGAGAACTGGGCGTATGCGAGCGCACAGACCGGCGGCGTGACACCGTTCACGTTTACTGGTGATGGTACGGCTGGCACGGTCAATGGTGCGACGTACCGCGTGCATGAATGGAACTACGCCTCTGGGTCGCCGGGGTTTGATATCACGTTTTCGCAGGCCGGAATAATCGACCTACTTGTGTGCGCTGGTGGTGGTGCTGGCGGAGGCCAGTACATCACCCCCTTCAACACGAACGCGGGGTATGCAGGGGGCGGCGGTGGAGGCGCTGGGCTGATTCTTCAATACTCCTACGGAGTGACCGCTTCAACGTACAGCCTGACTGTCGGAGTCGGTGGAACTCCTGAAATAGCATCAGCAACGAACACGAACATAGGTCATGGTGGTGATTCGACGTTCGGCTCCTTAACTGCTGTTGGCGGTGGTTGCGCCCCACGCGGTTACACAAATTCGTCGGGAAATGTTCACAGCGGAGGATCAGGTTCGGGTGGCGCATCTGGATCAAACACGAACAAGTCTGGCGGCACGGGAACGTCGGGCCAAGGGAATCAGGGCGGCAACGCATCGCCTATTGATACGGCAAGCATTACAACGATTTCTGGGCATACCCCGAATGGGGATGGCTACGGCATTATCGGGGGCGGCGGTGGCGGCGGCGGCTACTCAGGGCCGGGAACCGACGGCAAGCCGCAGTACAACGATCTGTTAACCCTCAAGGGCGGTGACGGCGGCGACGGCATCGAACTTCGTTTTGATGGAACGCTTCGCGGGTTTGCTGCTGGCGGTGCTGGCGGTGTCACGGTGACAAATGCATCAGCCGGGTCAGCGGTCGGAGGAACTGGCGGCACAGGTGGCGGCGGTGACGGGCAGATTGGAAATAGCGGTGACGGCAATAACGCCACCGGATTTGGTTGCGGCGGTGGTGGGGCTGCTGGCAGTTGGGCCACGGGCGGCAACCATAAGGGTGGCTACGGCTCCGACGGAATCGTCATCGTTCGTTACCGCATCGGCTAAGGGAGAGTAATGACACGATCAAGAAATCTCGCTGACCTCGGCAGTCAGTCGCTTGCCACGGATGCGGAAGTGACGGCGGCTGTCGCTGACAAGGTTGCTAGTGACGGGTCGGTGACGGATGTTGTTGAGGTGACGCAGGCGGAGTATGACGCTTTGACACCTGACGCGACGACCCTGTATGTCATTGTGGGCTGATCGGAGTGGCTGTTTCGACTGCGCTTGATGCGATTCGTTTGGGGTCGTCTGAGGTTGCGGCTTTGTATTTGGGTTCGGATTCGGTGTGGACTGCGAACGCTCCCGGCATGGTGCTTCTGACTGACTACACGATCACTCATGCTGGTACGTCAGCGACTCTCACCAATGGTCAGGTGACGTTCACAGCGGTTACGTCGTTGTCGTTGAATGGGTGTTTCACGGCTGACTTCGACAACTATGTTGTGAGTGTGCGTGGAACCTCTAGCACTAACACAAACTTGTATTATAGGTTGCGTGCGTCTGGTAGCGATGCGAGTGGCTCTAACTACACCGTGCAAGAGTTGGTTGCAGAATCTACGGCTGTGAGTGCGGCAAGATACACAAGCCAAACGCAGGCCAATAATTTTTTGTTTGGTCCTTCGTTACAAAATGGTGATGGACTTTATTTTTACGGTCCATTCTTGGCGCAGCCTACTGCTTCTCGCGTGGTTTCTGTTGGTGAAAGTGGTGGAGCCAGAATTATTGAGTATGCCGTAACACATTCTTTGTCTACGTCTTACGACGGTTTCACGTTTCTAACCAATTCGGCTGCGACTGTGACAGGCGCTCTTCAAGTCTATGGGGTGAGGTCGTAATGGCTGCTGGTGATGGTCTTGTCAGCATGACACCCACCTCTATCGCGCACAGCGGTACGAGTGCAACGATCAACGCTGATGGTGGTGTGGATTTCTCGGCGGTGACTTCGTTGTCGTTGAATGGTGTGTTCACGGGTGACCACGACAACTACCTAGTCGTTGTTTCGATAACCATGGGTACTAGCGATTTTGGAAGATTGCGGTACAGGGTAGGTGGTGTTGATGCTACTGGCAGCAACTACACGACGCAGCACATCAACGTAAACGGGTCAAGTGTGACTGGTGGACGCTCTAGTAGTGCTGACGATTTCGTTTACAATTATCTAAGTGCAACGGCTCCGAACGGTTGTCACATCCACCTTTATGGACCAGCGTTAGCGCAGCCAACAGCAGGCAGATCAGTCAATGTTGATGGAAACAGCAGCGCACGCATTTATGAGAACGCAAATACTCATTCGCTGTCTACGTCATATGACGGACTTACGTTTTATCAAGACACCAATGCCGCCACCGGCAACGTTCACGTTTTTGGGTATGAGGAGTAGGCATGGCTGAGATTGCTGGGTTGAAACTTATTACTCCGTCGTCGGTTGCTGGTTCTGGTGTGTCGTTGACTGGCGCGAAGGTGGTGTTCACGGCGGCGACGAGCGTGAGTGTGAATGGTGTATTCTCGGCAACTCACGACAACTACCTAGTGGTGGTGCGCGGTTCCGTTGCAACATCTGGCAGCGCCATTACGCATCGTTGGCGAGTCGGCGGCTCGGATGCAACCGGAGCAAATTACGCACGACAATATCTTGAAGCCGAAGGAACTAATGTAACAAGTTCCCGACAAACAGGTGCAACATCAAGTCGGTGGAGTAGTTTTAATAACACCTTACCGCAAGGCTTTCACACTTACCTTTACGGTCCTGCGTTGGCACAGCCAACAGCGTATAGGTCCATTAGCGTGCAGAGTTACAATGATGCGACGATTACGGAATACGCAGGCACACACTCGTTGTCTACCGCTTATGACGGTTTCACTTTGTATCCAAGCGCAAACAACATTACCGGCGCACTCACCATTTACGGCCTCTCACAGTAAGGAAACATCATGGAACCGTGGACCATCACCACCACCTACCCCGACGGTAGGACAGAGGAACGCCTCGCCACCGCTGAGGAAGTAGCACAACGCGAGGCCGATATTGCTGCTGCTGAAGCGCAGCGTGCGGCTGAAGAGCAGGCGAAGGCGGCGCGGGAGGCTGCGAGAGCGTCAGCGTTAGAGAAGTTGCAGGCTCTTGGCCTCACCGCTGACGAGGTAGCCACGATCCTGTGACCGTCTACGGCTACGCCAACTCGTAAACCCAACTAACTCAACCCCCCGCATGTGTGAGGTGCGGGGGGTTACCTATACCCAGATTGGATAAGTAGTGGTTGATTTTGATGTAACCAGTGATGTAGTAGAGGATCTATCGTTTGGCTCTACTGTTTCTGGTGTCGGTCAGGTCAATGCACCGGACTCAACTAACTGGGATTGTGCCATTGGCGACCTGACATTCTTGTTGGGTACGAGTC